GTTGTTTTTCACTTTTTATTTTACGAGGGCCGAAAAGTGTGAAAACAGTTCGCGCGCTGGGAGACCCGCAGCACTTCAAACGATAATTTAAAAGAGCAAACGGCCCAGAACGCAAAGGGAAACCCACTTTCAGCGTACCAAAAGAAAACCACATATATGTATAGTGGACCAGAAATAGAAATCGGATTTTCTTCAATTTCATGGATTATTTTATTTTAATTACTACTGGAATCACATATCATTCCATAGGACATATCATAGTCTAAGACGAGGGGTAGGATAGTCACAGCCTCGAATAGCAATAAACCCATTGGGAAAACAAACATTGTGCGGCCACTTGTTTTTCTAGTATCATTTATTCGGAGTCAGAGTCGTCCAAAGGATAAATCCCTTGGTCATCAATTTTTCGCTGACGAATAAGATTAAGAGTTGTCCTTGTTCCGCCAAGACCAGCATTAGTCTTGACTTGAGGATCAGATTGGACACGAGTTAACTTGGTCGGTTTAGGACGGTCACTCTCAGCATCTACTGAATCCTCTTGCGCCATATGAGTATCAACTTTCTCCTCAATATGGACTTTTACCTTCTTTCTTTGATCCTTTGAAGGTATATCTCTTTTCATTTCTAGTAGTGGTGATGTTGATGCTTTCTGCATATTAGACAAACCACGTACTATATTTTCCTGTATTTCCTCAATATCATCATTTTGAAATTGCTTTCTAACATTTCTAGAATTGAACGATGTATTGACAGCATCATGTGAGACTTTGTATGACGGAATAGAATGAGTTCGAGTTAATGGAGTTTGAATCTGAGCGACATCAGTATCGCCTATGAAACCCTTATCCATCAACACTTTCATCAATCTTTGCATTTCAGATAATTCAGTACCATTCCAATTTGCTCTACAAAGAACAAAATTCGCTGTGTTAAGAGTAACAGCAGCAACAAAGTCAGAATTGAAGACAACATAGTTACCAGTAGAGGTAAGATCTCTCCAATCCAATGCCATAAAGAAAGCATATTGCGTAAATCCTGAAGACACAATTTGATAAGTAAACTGAGACTTAGCACAAGCTATGTCAGGATAACCAGTTCGTGAGGATATTGAACTCAAAGATAT